TAGGCTCTTTAGCTCGTAGCTACTATGTGACTACCTTATTATGGTTGGTTTCATTTTGCGCTTGTGAGGAATTGACCGTAGATAAAGCTCTATATGGTCAGTGTTGTCTCTGGTTGCAAGGACGAACGCGTTCCAATTGGAACTACCGTGCTTTATATGAACATGCGCGGGAGTTGATAAAGGATCATACGTTTATTCTTGCTTCATGGCCTCGACAGTTCAACTTGGCTTTAGATACTACGGTCCGAGCGGCGTGGCTATCCACTTTGGTGACAGGGTATGTATCTTCATCACAAGTAGTGGTTATTGGTGCGCCTGTAGCAGAGGTTGTTAATGCTAATTTGCGTAATGTTGATGTTCCAGTTAGATCTTATTCCTTTTATTGGTTTATTGGAGCATTAATAGTTCTCTTTTTATGCATGATGATACCTGCTAGCACCCCTCCCCCTTTACCATTGTATAATGCGACTCCCATGTCTGTGTTAGATGTTTGGTGGAGTCCATTGATGGAGGAAGTGTTGAAGATGCATTGGAGTGGTTTGCTTTTAGTAACTGGTGTTGATTTCTATAGACATTGGAGTGTGGCTACGGTTGTATTCCACCAGGTTACTTATCGTTTACCTTTTCCGGTTCGTTTGATTGTGCATTATTGCTATAACTACCATATGCAATATGGACCATCTTGGCATGTAGTCTTAGAACGAATGATCCCTAGTAATATCGTACAGAGTATTAGGAGTCTCGTTAATGAGATTATAGGCTTTGATCCATGGCGTAGTTTTAAGGCACAAGCTTATGAACTGTCTTGGGAACAACGATTGTTTTACTCTGAGGAGGTCCGATCGACTCCTTTTGCACCAAAGGATTGGGTAGTTCCACGGCAGCTGTTCGCTCATACTCTGACTAAACCCATTTGTCCTGACCTAGTAGTAGTTGGCAATCTACCTAGCGGAGATATGTGTCCAGAAGATCCATATTTCTGCTATTGGCCTGTGGATGTGCCTTCATTTGTGCCTGCCCGTACGTGGGACATGTGGACTGCGGGAGTTCTGGCCAGAATCTTGGCCCCGCCTCCATTGCCTCCTGAGATTCAGCTCATGAATTGGCAAGCTGCGCCTTTTTCTTGGTTTCAGGCTATGTTTCCTCAATTACCAGTGATTAGTTTTGAGGAGGCTTATGCGGCTTGGTTATCACATTTTCCCAACAATAAGCGTAAATTGATGATTCATGCTAAAGATGATATTGATCGGGATGGTTTCAATGCTTCGAAGATGACTGTACAGCTATTCGTCAAGGCCGATGAGATTTTGTTACGACCTTCACTTAATTTCAAGCCTCGAATGGTAGCTAATATAGATCCTCGGGTTCAAGTATTGACCGGGCCTTACATACGTGAGGCTACTAAGCGCCTCCATGAAATTTGGGGTTTAGACATGTACACTAGTGTCCGACTCTGGGTTCATGGAATCTTTACTCCTATACATATCACTTTTGGGTCTGGGTTATTGGATCGTCAATTGGATAGGTGGCTTGAGAATACCATACTCTTCCCAGATAGTGTATGGATTATTGTTGCGGGGGATGATAGTGTGATGGCTTTGCACCATGAGTATTGGTGCGCTGATGCAAGTTCCTTTGATCAATCTCAATCGAAGGGACCTCTTGAGTTTGAATACCGCTTTATAGCTCGATTAGGTGTCCCGACCGAAGCGATAGATATCTTGCGTAAGGTGTCCTATGCGCCTTATCGGCATGACAGAGATGAAAACGATCCGACACGTTTTCGTATCTATCGCAATAAACGCCCAATGCGAGATACTGGAGGTGCTGATACCACTTTAGGCAATTCGATCGTGATGGCATCAGCTTGGGTTTATGCGGTGACTAGCAATTCTAGTTATGAGGATGCTTTTGCCTACTTAGGCTTTAAGATGAAAATGCGAGTGACAGATTTCGATGGCGTTAATTTTCTCAAAGGTTCGTGGCCAATTGCCATAGTTGATGGAAATGTGACGCGCGCATGGTTGCCTTTACCTAGTCGG